ATTTTTATCTATTGTATCGTTTGACGTTAATGTGAGAAATAAAATTAAAAATATAGTAAAAATAATAATATAAGTAACATTGCTGATTTGTTCAAATAATTTTCTTATATCTTTTAAACTAGGCAATAATGTTATACAAATTCCTATTATAAATAAAACAAAAAATAAAACAAAAAATATATCAGCATTTAATTCTTCGTTTGATTTTTGTTGTGTTTGTTTTGTGAATGGTATTTCAATTTTCAATAAAACTAACAATAAAATAACAAGTAAAAAAGCTATTAATCCTACAAGTGGATAAAAAACGGTAAGTTGTTTAATTGATTTTGATGCTTCATCAATACCTATAGATGCTTTATTAGCAGCAGTTGAAGCAGCACTAGAAAGACCACTTGCGGCATTAGATGCGGCACTAGAGGCAGCCTTTGAAGCAGCCTTTGAAGCATCAGAAGCAGTATTAGAAATTGAAGCCTTTAAATTATTGGCAGCTCTATAATATGCGCGTGTGTCTATACTTTTATTAGTGGCATTAGTTGTGCTATTAGGTGTAGCATTAGTTTTGGCATTTGAAGCAGAAGAAGCAATTTTTGAAGCGGCATTTGAAGCAGAAGAAGCAACTTTTGAAGCACTACTTGCGACATTAGAGGCAGCAGAAGAAACAACTTTTGAAGCAGCAGAAGCAGCAGAAGCAACATTAGAAGCAGCATTAGAAGCAGCCTTTGAAGCAGCAGAAGCAGCATCTGAAGCAGTATTAGATATTGAAGCCTTTAAATTATTTGCAGCACTATATGCGCGTGTGCCTATACTTGTATTAGTGCCATTATTTGTTATAGATGTAGTTTGATTCATATATTACTATAATAGAATAATATTTAAAGTTTTTTATAAATATCTAAATACATTAGTAATTTATAAAGTATATATAAAATGTTAATAAAATGTTAATAAAATGTTAATAAAATGTTAATAAAATGTTAATAAAATGTTAATAAAGATTACATATTTTCACTAGCTGTCTTGCGCCCATGACAATTTCTACATAATGCTATAAGATTTTGTACATCATTTCCACCACCATATTCTAATCTCATTTTATGATCTATTTCAAATGTATGATCCAATTGTTGTTTACAATTTCCACATTTCCAATCTTGACTTGAAGCAACATATTTCTTTTTTGTTTCACTTACAGAACGTTTGGTTCCATTTTTTCCTGAACTTACTATTCTTCTCTCACCACAAAAACCAGGATTTTTTATTCCATTGAATGATTCCATAAAACTTTCTTCATCTTCTTCATCTCTATTTGATGTAAAATCTATAATGGGACTTAACATATCCATAGAAGACTTATCAATTGGCATAAATTTTACTACATTATTTGCGTATAGAAGCAATTCTCTTCCTTGTTCTGGATTTCTTTTTAATAAAACATAAATTCCAAGACCAAAAATAACATAAAAAATCATTTTGTAATATTTTTTAAATGATAATAACATTTTTGTATATTTACCATCTGTATAAGCATTATATACAAAAAAAGCTGTTAACCCAATTATAAATATCTCTAATCTCATTAATATATAGTATTAAAATATAATAGAAATAATATAATAATTTAATGTGTGTATGCTTTATTATTCAAGACACTATTAAAATAGTTAAGAAGTGTAATAATTTAATAAGAATTACTTAATTAAATTATTAAATTAATTGTTTTACAGATTTAATTTATTTCTTTTTACCATTACTATCACCATTTGTCATAGCTTCTTTGCCAAACGCACCTTGTAATTGAAGAGTTCTCAAAATTTGAGTATGTTCTCTATTATGGCGGTAAATACCCAATAATCCTAAAGCAATAATAAGATATGGCAATAATACTAAGAACCAAGAGAGAGAAGAAAATCCCTTTTTACACAACAAAGACAAAATAAATGTCCATACGAAAGCAAAGATTAATTTCATACCAATAAACATAAATTCAAATCCATTAAATAATTCAAAAAGACCAGAAATAACGGCAATAGCAAAATAAATTTTTGCTGGTGTACAAAGTTCTCTAAATTCTTTGTTCATTTTTATATATATTATAAAAATATTTTATTTTATTGTAATTAAAGATAAATTATTTCTTTTGCATTTTGTTTTACTCAATATATTTCTTTTAATGTTTTCTTTTACGTGTTTTATTTCTACCAGCGCCATTATTTGTTGATATTTTAATGTTATGGTAACTAGATGGATCTCTATTTATTTCTTGAAAAATTATGGTTATTTTGTCTAATTCAATAAATAGTTTTGGTAAATTAATTGGTTTAATAGATGTTGAATGTAAAAATTTTGTATATAATACTTTTAAATGATTAAATAATTTTTTTTCTTTTTGTTTTAATATTGGGTATTTTTCATATAATACTAAAATGAATGACCAATAACAATTTATAAAGCCCCATATATCTACGTTTTTTATAAATATATTTTCTAAATAATTTTTTAATTGAGCTTTTACTAAATTATAGTCTTTATTTTTTTTATTTCTAACATTAGTTGGTAAACCTTTAAAAAAAGTTGTTGTTGTTGTTACAGTTTCACTTGGCACATTTCTAAAAAATTCTTTTTCTTCTGATAAGCTTAGCTTTGAAATATTTAAGCTAGGAACATCAATAAATTCTATATTTGTTTCATTATCATTATCGCTATCAGTAACGCTATCAGTATCGTTATATGTATCATAATTACTATCATAATTACCATTCTGGTTACTTCTTAAACTGTCAAAAGGAGATGGATTATTTTTAAACCTTACTAATATAGATGTTATATATTTTACTATAATTGGTATAGTAAAGTCTTTTTTAATCATATCTAATTTTTTATTCTTAGACATGTTATCATATTTTTTATTATCATATAGTAAATAAAATATTCGGTTTATAATTTCATAATGGCCTATTCCTCTTTTAGTATTCCATAAATCTATGTAATTTTCAACAAATACTTTAATATTATTAACATTGATTGTTTTTGTATTATTTATGAAGTTCACGTATTCTTTTATAAAAAAATCTGAAAAAATAATAGATGAAAAAGGAACATTATATTGGAATGGATTATTTCTCCAATTAGTTAAAAATATATCTTTTATTCTATAATTAAATTCTGATGCCAGTCCCCAATCAATTAGCCGTGTTTTCATTTCTTCTCCAGGAAATTTTTCAACTAATACATTAGAATCTTTTATGTCATTGTGATATACATTTTGTTGGTTCATTGGAATAATTCCATTTTTTAATAATGAAATTAAAGATAGATGTACTTCATATAATTTGTCAAAACCATCTTCCTGGTAAATATAATCATCTACAGGAATTCCACCATATGGTAAATTTAATATCATAAGTTTGTCTACTTTTGTGTTAATATTTGCTTTTGTTATTTTATCTTTTTGTAAAGCTGAACACTTTTTATTGTAATCAACTAAATCGCTCTCTGTTAATTTTGCTGGTTCACATAAATTTGCATCTAATATAAAATAATCTTCATAATTTTTTATTGGCTCTAATAAACGTTTAATGTTATTTATTGAATCATACTCTTCTCTAGCATATTTAGTTCCCATTAGTTTTGATACTTTATTATTCTCTCTACTATTAGTATTTTTACATTTTAAGGCTGGAGTGAAAACACATCCAAAACCTCCGGATGCCAAAACTTTTCCGCCTTTACTATTTTTCTTTGTTTTTGTCATATAGCTATATATATTGTATACATAATAATTAATTATTTATCATACAAATAATAAATAGCACCTGCGATTGAAACAATTATTCCTCCATAAATAAGTTTTTGTCTCACTTTATAAAATAAAGCAAGTTTTTCATCTTGGGTTTTGTATTGATCATAATATTTTATAAAGAATTCATTTAAAGTTATTTGAGGTTTTTCTAATTTTTCATTAATTTTGTTATGTATAAAATGCATCCAACGAACAAAAGAATCCCTATTATCTAAATATGGCGTTACAGGATATTTATTTATTAATTTACTAAACGTTGTTGAAATTTCTTCAACTGGAAGAAACAAAGGTAAATTTTGAATAAACTCATAATATTTTTTCTTTGTTACTGTATTTGGATGATGTGGATAAGTCATAACTAATGTATGTAAAAAGAACCAATAATGGGGCCCCCATACTTTAGGGTCTAAATAAACAATTGTCATTAATATTCTATATAAAAAAAATTTAATTATTAAACTATATCTATTTTGTTGTAGAGTATTTTAAAAATTAAAGGATTTAAACATTACAGAAGTATTATAATATTTAACAATGAATAAAAATATAAGTACATGTAATAATTGTGGAAAACAAGGACACTCATTTCATCAATGTAAGTTGCCAATAACAAGTTATGGTATTATAGTATTCCGTTCTAGTAGTGTAGGTGCTCAGTTTCTTATGATAAGACGTAAGGATAGCTTTGGTTATATAGATTTTATTAGAGGAAAATATTCACCATATAATATTTATCAGATACAAAATATAGTAAATGAAATGTCTATGAAAGAAAAGGAACAAATAATAACTTTAACATTTGAACAATTATGGAGTAATATGTGGAGTGAAACCGTAAATTTACAATATAAAAATGAAGAGTTAATATCATCAAAAAAAATGGAATCTATAATGAATGGTATACTAATTAATGGTGAAAAAATAAATTTAAAAAACATAGTAGATAATAGCCCAACAAATTGGTTAGAAACAGAATGGGAATTTCCAAAGGGACGCAGAAATAATAAAGAAAAAGATTTAGAATGTGCTTTAAGAGAATTTGAAGAAGAAACAGGAATTAACTCATCTAAATTAATAATTGTTGAAAACATATTACCATTTGAAGAAATATTCATTGGCACAAACCATAAGTCTTATAAGAACAAGTATTTTTTAGCATATATGAATGAAACAGATGATATTTTAAACAGTTTTCAAACTACTGAAGTGAGCAAAATAGAGTGGAAAACAATTGATGAATGTTTAGAATCTATAAGACCATATAATTTAGAAAAAAAAGAATTAATTAAAAATATTAATAAAGTATTACAAGAATATAGATTATATTCATAATATATAGTATTATAATGTCAGAAAATCAAAAAAAAGAAGTTAACAAAAATTTTGAAAAAATAAATTGCGATGATGAAAATTATTATAGTAATGATTGTAATAAGTTTTTATTAAAGAAAGAAATAGCAGAAAGAGATATATTAGAAAAACAAGAAGACAATACTGATTATTTATATCCAAATATTAATGATAAAGAATTTAATATCAAAATAGCAACAAAAAAAGAATTTTATGATACAAAATATGATGGAACTATTGAAAATAGCACAGCTAAATTTAAAGAACGTGCTGATGCTTTAGCAAATGCTGATTTTGAACTTGAACCACAACAAGCATTTGTTAAAAATTTTATGTCATACCAAACACCTTACAATAGTTTACTATTATTTCATGGTTTAGGTAGCGGTAAGACTTGTAGTGCGATAGGTGTTTGTGAAGAGATGAGAGATTATATGAAACAAAATGGAATAACTAAAAGAATAATTATTGTTGCTTCTGAGAATGTTCAGGAAAATTTTAAATTGCAAATGTTTGATGAGAGAAAATTGAAAGAAACAGATGGAATATGGAATATAAAAAATTGTGTTGGAAACAAGCTTCTTAAGGAAATAAATCCCACTAATATGAGAGGTGTAAGTAAAGAGAAAGTTGTTAGTCAAATTAAAAATTTAATTAGCGCACATTATATATTTTTAGGTTATGTTCAATTTGCGAACTATATTATTAAAACTATAAACTATGATGAAGAGGCAGCAAAGCAAAATTATGTAAAAAACACAAACAAACCTAAAGTTGGAGAGAAAAATAAAATACAAATGTTAAAAGAAATTAAAATTAAATTGAATAGCGGAATTATGAAAAAACTTCAAAAAGAATTTGATAATAGATTAATAGTTATTGATGAGTTTCACAATATTCGTAAATCAGATGATAATGAGAATAAAAAAGTAGCAATTAATTTAGAATTTCTTATTAAATCAGCGCAAAATATGAGACTTTTATTTTTATCTGCTACACCAATGTATAATAGCTATAAAGAGATTGTTTGGTTACTTAATTTAATGAATATAAATGATAGAAGAAGCAAAATTGATATTAAAGACATTTTTGATAAAAATGGTAATTTCAAGAAAAAGGGTAAAAATAAGGAAAGCGGTGAAGATGTTTTAATTAGAAAGGCAACTGGTTATGTTTCATTTGTGCGTGGAGAGAATCCATATATATTTCCATACCGTGTTTATCCAAATATATTCGCAGAAAAAGATACATTTCCAGCAGTTAATTATCCTGAAGCTCAAATGAATTTACAACGTATTAATCATGAAGACAAAAACCGTATATTAAGTTTATACTTAAATAAAATAAATATTTGTGATACCTGTGGAAAATGCCAGTATTGCGCTTACAGATATATTATATATAATTTGAGAAACAAACAATTTGCTATTACTACTAAAACAGGAGATAGGAGAGAAATGCCAAGTTTTGAAAATATGGAGTCATTTGGTTATACCTTATTACAAACACCGTTAGAATCACTTATTATATCATATCCTATAGAAGGTTTAAAAAATGAATTAGATAATATAAAAGATGAAAAAATAAGTGAAAAATTCGCACGTAGATTTGCAGAAATAAGTAATACAGAAGAAAAAACCGTTAATGAAAAAGAAGGTTTAACTGTAGTTGAAGAAACCTCTGAACAAGATGATGAAAGTAATAATAATAAAGGTGTAAGTTTTGTACCAAATGAATCTGATGATGAATCTGATAATGATGAATCTGATAATGAAGATATTTATGAACAAGAACAAGATATTAATGATGAATTAAAAGGTGGAAATAAAAATAATGATATTGATAGTGATAGTGATAATGATAATAAATCACGAAGAAATTATAGATTTGTGGATCCGCAACAATTAACAGGTAAAAAAGGATTAGAAAGAATGATGGAATATGTAGGAAAAGAACAAAATGAAAAAGAAAAAGGTTACTTTGAATATAAAAAGAATACATTAGAAAAATATGGTAGAATATTTTCACGTGATAAAATAGGTGATTATAGTATAAAAATTAAATCCATTTTAGAAAAAATATATGATAATGAAAAAGTATCAGAAGGTATTATATTGATTTATTCACAATATATAGATAGCGGCTTAATACCTATGGCTCTTGCATTAGAAGAAATGGGATTTACAAGATATGGGCAACCAGGTACAAAACCATTATTTAAAAATAAACCAACCGATCTTGTTGATGTAAGAACTATGAAACCACCTGAAAATAAAACATCTTTTATGCCAGCACGTTACGCTATGATTACAGGTGATACAAGATTATCTCCAAATAATAATTATGAGGTTAAGGGTTTAACAAATGATGATAATAAAAATGGTCATAAAATAAAAGTAATTTTAATTTCAAAAGCAGGTTCAGAAGGTATAGATTTTAAATTTATCCGTCAAGTACATATACTTGAACCATGGTATAATATGAATCGCATAGAACAGATTATTGGACGTGCTGTGCGTAGTTTTTCACATAAACTGTTAGATTTTGAAAAAAGAAATGTTCAAATTTTTATGCATGGAACTATTTTTACAAAAGATTCAAAAGATTCAAAAGATTCAAATGATTCAAATGATTCAAAAGATTCAAAAGATTCAAAAGATTCAAAGTATATATATACTAAAATAGAAGCAGCTGACTTATATGTGTATCGTATTGCTGAATATAAAGCTATTCAAATTGGTAAAATCACAAGAGTTTTAAAAGAAACAGCAGTTGATTGTATTATTCATCATGGCCAAACAAATTTTACACAAGATAAATTATTTCCAGAAGACGAATCATTAAAAAAACTTAAAGAGCCAATTACTCAGATATTTTCAACTGGCATAGTTGATAATGCTTTTAAAATTGGTGATGCTCCTTTCTCTCCAAATTGTGATTATATGGCAAAATGTAATTATGATTGTAAACCAAATAAAGACATAGATGAAGACAATTTAAATGAAGATACATACAATGAATATTTTATTAATGTAAACTCTGAAAAAATAGTACAACGCATTAGAATGCTTATGAAAGAAAGCTTTTTTTATAAAAAAAATGTATTAATAGATTCTATAAGGGTATCAAAGAATTACCCATATATTCAAATATATTCTGCTTTAACACATTTAATTGAAGATGAAAATGAAATTATTACGGATAAATATGGAAGAAATGGTAGATTAATAAATATTGGAGAATATTATTTATTTCAACCGCTTGAGTTGAGAGATAAGAACGCATCTATATTTGATAGAACAGTACCAATTGATTATAAACATAATATGATAAATTTTAAAATTAATAAAAACTTAGTGAATTATGTAGCAGACAAAAGAAATATAGAAGAATTAAAAGATAATAAAGAATATAATGAAATGTCTGAAAGTAAGCTTCTTAAGGAAATGAAGGCAAATTATGAATTAAGCCAAAACTTTAAAGAAGAAAAATTAGTACCTAGAGGAGATGATAACTGGTATAAATATTGTGGTATTGTAATTCAAAAAATGACAAATGAATATCCGGAATCAGTTAATTATTTAAATACTTTTCTGGTTGAACATATATTAGAAGTTCTTTTATATGAAGAAAAATTAGAAACGATGAATTATTTATATTCATTAAAGAATATTAAAAAAGATACATTTGAATGGTTAGCAAAAGAATATTTTGATAAAAATAGTATTGCCTCAAAATATGGAACATTTTTTATTATGTATAATACACAATCATCTAATCTAAATAAATCAACTAATACAAACAACATAACATTAATGAAATTAAATGAAAATAATATTTGGGAAAAAGCGCAATCAGAAGATGAGAGAGAATTTTTTGAATATTTAAATTTAATAGTAAATAAAAAAAAGATTAAGACAGATTCAGACGAATATCAAAAAGCTTATGATATATTAAATTTTAACGCAAAAGAATACAATGACATAATAGGTTTTATTGGTTATGAAAAAAATAATAAGTATTTAGTATTTAAAACAAAAAATATGAGCTCTAAAAAAGATACGGGTGCTAGATGTGATGAAGCAACTAAAAATAAAAATTTAAAAAAAATAAATGATATTCTAGGAGAAGAAAAATATACAAAAGAAAATACTAAAATGGAGAAAGGTCCAAATAAAAAAACGGTTAAAGAGGCGGTTGGAAATGTTGAATTATGTGTTTTTGAAGAATTTATTTTAAGATATTTTAATGAAATTAATAAAGATGGGAAAAAATGGTTTTTGACACCAGAGCTAGCAATAAAACATTCAATATATAAATTCTTTAATTAATCATAACTTATAAAAAAGGTTCTAATTATTTTATTATTTTATTAAATAAAATTGAAAAAAAATAGAATTAAAAGATAATATGTATAATATATAATGGAAGGTATAACTAAAACACAACAACAGAAAAAGAAAAAGGATAATAGGATCCAAACTGTTTATTCTAGATGTTTGCTCACTAGAAAAATAGTTTTACCTATTACAAATATAGGTAAAAATTTAAAAGAAACAATTGAAGAAAGTTTAACATTTAATTTTGAAGGTAAATGTTTTGTAGAAGGCTATATTAAAAATAATTCTACAAAATTAATTACATATTCAAGCGGAATGATTCAGAGAGGAAATACAATTGTTTTTGAAATAGTGTTTGAGTGTGATGTTTGCTTCCCAGTTGAAGGAATGATAATACAATGTATTGCTAAAAATATTACAAAAGCAGGAATAAAAGCGGAGAGCGCTCATGATGTGCCTTCTCCAGTACTAGTACATATAGCTAAAGACCACCATTATTCCAATACGCAATTTAATAATGTTCAAGAAGGAGATAAAATTAATGTGAGAGTTATTGGTCAAAGATTTGAGTTAAATGATAAATTTATTTCAATTATTGGTGAGCTTATTAAAGAAAAAGACTATGTGCATAATCCTAAAAATCAGAGACCTACTAAATTAATAATTGAAGATGCATAAAATGAATATGCGGATTTTTAAAAATAAAATTACTAATATAAATTTTCTTATGTATAAATTTTATAATGTATAAATTTTCTTATGTATAAATTTTTTTTATAAATATTATCTAATTATGAATATTATTTAAATGTTCAATGATTTAAAAACATATTATTATCCTTATAAAATGGAATTAGCCTTTTCTACAAATGAAACAAATAATATTTCTTATAGTGATTTAAATTTTATTCGTGATGCTATTGAAAAAATGAATAAATTTAATCAAATACAAGTTCTTAGAATACTTAAAAAAAACGAAGATGTTACTTTAAATGAAAATAAATATGGTATACATATTAATCTTACTGATTTAAATAAAGAAATAGTTGAACAACTAAATGATTATATAAATTATGTAAATACACAAGAAAGCGCTCTTAACTCTATTGAAAAACAAAAAGAGAGTTACAGAAATACATATTTTTCAAAAGATATTAAAGATAAAAACAGCATATTAAGTAACAAATAAATATTATGTCCTATAATGATGTATTATTTGAATTACAAGATTATATTTTAAATAATAAAAATATAGAAAAAGCATTAGCTGAGAATTTATTTTTATCAAAAAATGAAACAAACCAAAAAAATGAAACAAATCAAAAAAATGAAACAAACCAAAAATATGATAAAAATGAACCAAAACAAACAAACGTAAAACCTCAATTAAATATTCCAAAACAAAAAGATATGCTTTTTTGGTGTTATTATATTATAAAAAATGGTGAAACAAATTATGATATGTTACATAACAAAACAGATTTAACCGCTAAACAATTAAAAATAGAATTAGTAACAACCATAAGAAAAAATAAAAATATCGTTAAACAGTATAAATTTGACACAATAACAAACCTAGAAAGCAATTTAGCGAATGACGCATCTTTAAATGTAAAAACATTTTTAACATTATGTGCGATTGAGAATATAAATGTAGTGTTTGTTAATAACAAAACATATTATGAATTATTAATGAATGATTCAGATATAATTTATATTGTTTATCAATTAGATAGCCAGTTAAAATATTGCTCAAAATTTGGATTTACATTATCTACAGAAGAAACTTTAAATACAATTAAAAATACATTATACCAAATTGATAAAATTGATAAACCAATAAAAGCTATTTCTTCATATAAAGTGAATGAATTAATTGATATGTGTGATAAATTAGGAATACAACATACTAATACAGATACACAGAAAAATAAATCAAAAAAAGATATATATGAATCAATTATTCAATATTTTTAAATTTAAAATTGAACAATAATTTAAAAATATGTCTTATTATATATATATTAAATGGATAATACAGAAAAAGTAGATTATGGAGAAAATAGTTTAAATGAATTATTTGAAACGCTTGATTCAAAAACAAAAGAAGAAATTTTAACATATGAAAAACAAAAACAAATAGAAATTTTACAAGATATACAAAATCCTGAATTAAAGAACTTTTGGAATAAAATGTCTGAAAAAGAACAAAAAAAACTTAACAAATTTAAATTAACTATTAAATATAATGTTTTGAAAACTGAATATAAAGAATTTTTAGAAATGAAAGAAAAACTAGCTAATCTTAAAAATAAAGAAACCAATATTCCAGCTAAAGAGAAAGATGATAATGCTGAATTTCTAGAAATGAAAGAAAAGATTGCGAGGCTTAAAAATAAAAAATCCGATATTCAAGCTACAAAAACATATCATTATTATGATGAGGAAGTTCAAGATATGAAAGAAAAAATTTCTAAACTTAAAAATAAAGAAAAACTTAAAGAACTAGCTAGTATTCAAATGAATGAAAAATATGATTCAGATGATTCAGATAGACCAGATTCAGTTAGAAGCCTTCATAGTTCAGATCTTGACATGGAAAGGGCTAGTCTTAAAATATTTGGGGTTGAATATAGAAATAAAAAAGAACCTATAAAAGAAACTATAAACACAAAGCAAAAACAAATAAATTTTGATAGATTAATTAATATATTTTATAATGTAGCCCCATATTCATTTGATTTAAATTTAAATCATGAGCTAGAAGTTAAATTTGGAACAAAAGGAATTAAACCATTAATGCGTAATGATTATGATAATGTAATTAAAAAGCTTAAATCATCTGGTTTTACTATAGCTGGTGAAAGTACAGGCGAATATTATTTACGTATAAATTGTGAATTTATTGATAATACCACAGGTAGATTTAAATTATCTGATGTTAGGACTGAAATTAAAGGATTACACGCAATTCAACAGTATTGTGAAAGCAATGATTTAAAAACAATATCACCTATTTTAGTTAATTATATAAGTAAGAGACAAGCTTTTATAAATAATAAACGTATATTTCCTGTTGATTTTGATGAATTTAATTTTAGGGTTGCGTATCAAACAGAAGAAAAAGCAACAACCGCTATAAAAAATTCAATTTTAGAGAATTGGAGAAAATCAAAAAAAGAATTCCGTTTTATTAATCGTGTTGCATTTGAACATCCTGATTATCCTGTAAGAGTTGATATAAGTATTACAAAGTTTGGAACAAGAAGTCCAGATAGATATGGACGTGAAAACCGTGGACCAATGATACGTGTTTATGATTTAGATGAATCAAATGTTTTTAATAATCAAGAAAATTATGAAATTGAAATTGAAATAGATAATTCTATGATAGGACCAACTACTAAATTTAATAATCCTAAAATAATTGTGGAATCTTTAAGAAAAGTTATTAAATATGTGTTATGTGGTCTTCAAGGAACAAATTTTCCAGTTTCATATCCAGAACAAAAAGAAATTATTAATTCTTATATGAAAATGATTTGGGAAGATGAATTTGATGAAAAAAAACCTATTTCTAGTAAAAATTTTATAGGACCTAATTCAATTACATTACAACTTAAAAATATTGCGCCAATTGACGATAATTCAAATGAACCAAATATACGTAAAGACTTTGTGGTAACAGATAAGGCAGATGGAGAACGTCATTTAATGTATATTTCAGATGAAGGAAAAGTCTATCTTATTAATACAAATATGGATGTAATATTTACAGGGGCGCAAACCTTTGAAAAAGAATGCTTTAATTCTCTAATTGATGGTGAATTAATAGCTCATGATAAATATGGTAAATTTATAAATTTATATGCTGCTTTTGATATATATTTTGTTAAAAATAAAGATATAAGAAATTTAACTTTTATGTTAAAACCAGATGGAAAGAAAGAAGACCAAAAATCTAGATATCAATTATTAAAATGGTTTGAATATAATTTAAAACTAGTATCAATTATCAAGATACAAAATAATGCGGAACAAACAATGAGAGAATTAACATCTAAATACAATCAAAAAGAATTAATATCTCCCATTAGTTTTATATCAAAAGAATTCTTTCCTAATAGCCCAAAAGACAGTATATTTGAAGGATGCAATTCAATTTTAGAAAAAGAACGTGAAGGCAGATTTAAATATACTACGGATGGTTTAATATTTACCCACGCATTTTATGGTGTTGGTGTAAATGAAATAGGTAAATTTGGTCCAAAATTAAAAATTACATGGGACCATTCATTTAAATGGAAGCCACCTCAATATAATACAATTGACTTCTTAGTTACAACTATTAAAGATACACATAATGAAGATGTTGTCAAATCATATTATGAGGATGGTATTAACAATATAATAACTACACAATATAATGAATATAAAACTATAGAGCTAAGATGTGGTTTTAAGGAATCAAAAGATGGTTTTATCAATCCATGTCAAGATGTTATTGATGATAAATTACCTGAATTTGCGGTTCGTTATGAAGACAAATATGAGAATGATTATATTCCTATGAGATTTTATCCTACTGAACCATATGACCAAAATGCCGGATTATGTAATATAATGTTAAGAATGGATGGTTCTGGAGGCAAAAAAATGTTTTCAGAAGATAATCAGGTATTTGAGGATAATACAATTGTTGAATTTAGATATGATTTAGATAAAGAAGAAGGATGGAAATGGATCCCTTTAAGAGTTAGATATGATAAGACAGCTAAATTAAGACGTGGTGAAAAAGAATATGGAAATGCTTATAAAGTATGTAATGAAAATTGGAAATCCATTCATCCTTGTGGGCGTATTACTCAAGAGATGTTATCTACTGGAAATGATATTCCAACAATAAGTATTAGTGAAGATATTTATTATAACGCAACTTCTGGAAAGTTTAAAACAGAAGCGATGAAAAACTTTCATAATTTATATGTTAAAAGAAAATTAATAGTTGGTGTTTGTAAACAAGGTGACTCTCTTATAGATTATGCTTGTGGTAAAGCAGGTGATTTACCAAAATGGAGTGCTGCTAAATTATCATTTGTATTTGGAATTGATATTTCAAAGGATAATTTAGAAAATCGCATTGATGGAGCTTGCGCAAGATTTCTAAAATTTAAAAAGTCAAATAAAAATGTTCCATACGCTTTATTTGTAAATGGTGATAGTGCTTATAATATTAAAGATGGAAGTGCTATGTTAAATGATAAAGCTAAACAGATTACGGCAGCTTTGTTTGGACTTAGTCAAAAAGAACCAGAAAAAATTGGTGCTGGAGTAGCAAGACAATATGGAAAATATATGTCTGGTTTTAGTGTATCATCTTGTCAATTTGCTATTCATTATTTCTTTAAAAACCCGGACACTTTAAAAAATTTTATAAAGAATGTATCAGAATGTACAAAACACAATGGTTATTTTATTGGAACTTGTTATGATGGTAATATAGTATTTAATAAACTTAAAAAAACACAGATGGGAGACAGTATACAAATAGTTGAAGAAGGTAAAAAAATTTGGGAAATTACAAAAGGATATAGTTCTGATACATTTAAGGATGATTCTAGTTCATTAGGCTACAAAATTGATGTATATCAAGAATCTATTAATCAAACAATAACAGAATATTTAGTAAATTTTAATTATTTAAACCGTGCTATGAGTGCGTTTGGTTTTGAAATTATTAGCCAAGAAGAAGCAATGGATTTAGGACTTCCAAATGGTTCTGGAACCTTTAGAGAATTATTCTTATATATGTTGGATGAAATTTCAAAAAATAGATTTAAAGCAAAAGATTATGATAAGGCACCAAATATGACAACATATGAAAAAGATATATCATTCTTAAATAGATATTTTATTTACAGGAAAAAAAATCAAGTAAATACTGAAACTGTAGAGCTTGAAATGGGGGAATATGAAGAAGCAAATTTAATATTAAATAATAAAGAAACAGAACACGCACAAGATGTAGCACAAAAAGAAGTTAAAAAATTAAAACCAAAAGTTCGCAAATTAACTAAAAAATTGATGTTAGTTGCTGCTACGGAAGCAGTAGATGAATCAGCTTATATTACTTCATTAAAAGATAAAAATATAAAAGATAAAAATATAAAAGATAAAAATATTAAAAGTAAAAATATTAAAAGTAAAAATATTAAAAGTAAATTAGTTATTGATGATTCAAATGATTCAGATAATTCATCCGTTTAAGTATAATTAGTTAACTACTTAAATAAATTATATAATATATAATAGTAA